ACTCCCTGCGGTCATATGGATCGTCTGTGTGGAAGACCCCATCTGATACGATCCGTTTTTCGCCGTTGACGTAATATTTTTGTCGTTGTATTTATCCGGATTGTTCGGATCGTAGGACGGGTCGTTCTGGTCTGTACAGTCAAACGTTATCGTTGCGCTCGGAGCGCTTACACTGCTTTGGGCAACGACTGTCCCACTGTATCCGCCGTCCCTGACATAAATCGGAATCGACCCGTTGCTCCATGTGTCTGCGGTCAGGTAAATGGTTTTGCTCTTGCTGAGCTGCGTCGGGCGGCCTTGCGTTTTTACCGTGACTGTCCGGACAGCCGTGACACTCGATACCGTGTTCCATTCCGCATCGTACAGTGTAACGGCATTCTTACCGGCTGTTACTGCGTCAGCGCAATCCACGGTGGACGGCTTCGTTGTCCCGCCGATATCCACACCGCAATTGTAAGTCGTTCCGGAGCTGACGCTTCCAAGGGTTACACTCGTTACGTTCGGGATGCTGACACTGCTCGTTGCGACCGCTGTACCGCTGGCGCTGTCCTCCCGGATATAGATCGCCATGCTGCCGCTGCTCCACGCACTGGCGGTGGTCAGGTATACCGTCTTGCTCTTGCTGAGCGTAGTCGGCCGCCCACTGGTTTCGACCGTAAGGGTCCGCATCGTGGTGGCAGAACTGACTGTATTCCAGTATGGATTTGCCAGCGTGACCGCATTCTTACCGGCTGTTACTGCGTCAGCGCAATCCACTGTTGACGGTTTCGTAGCCCCGCCGATATCCACGCCGCAGTTGTAGGTTGTGCCGGAGCTGACCGCCCCCAGCGTGACGCCGGTCACGTTCGGGATGCTGACGCTGGTCTGCGCAACCACAGAGCCGGACGTGTTCGTGTCCTTCACGTACACAGGGATCAGCCCGCTCGACCATGTGCCGACATCCATCGCGATGGTCTGGCTCTTGCTCAGGGTTGTCGGCCTTCCGTTGGTTTCAACTGTGACGGTGCGCATCGTTGTGACAGAGCTGACGGTGTTCCAGTATGGATCCTTCAGCGTCACAGAGGCCTGCCCGTCCGTATACAGGGTCCCGACAGGGATCATTCCGACCGTGTCGTTAATGTTATTCGAGCGGTTTACCTTCACAACGGATGACGCCCCGGTTCCGTCCAAAACAATGTACCCGTTAATGGATTTACGCGTAATTTCAGAAGATCCGGTGGATTCGTATATCTCTGCGCTGAAGGTAGTGTTCGGCGGTGTGCTGCCCATCAGCCGCAATGGTGGAGCATACTTGTGCGTGGCTACTTTATCGCTGTTCTCATAGGCGTCTACGATGTATTTCCCATCGTCCGTGCCGCTACCCCACGCCCCACTCAGGGTAACGGCCTTGCTAAAAGTTACCGGATCTCCGTACCACGGGGTCAGCGTCAGCACGTTGCCGCTCACGTCGAACGATTTGATCATGCCCTTCAGCAATGTGCAGGTCAGGTCGTAATATTCCCCGGTGTTCCCGCCGATAAAACGGAAATGCCCGCCGCTGTTCATCTGGAAGTTCGGCGCGGTAATCTCGCCCCCGGATGTGGTCAGCGTAAGGTTGCCCTGGAAGATCGCCGTCTTCTTGACCTTCAGATACCCGTTGTTGTCGATCTCGAATGTGCCGTTGATCTTCGTCGCGCCGGTGATGATCACGTGGTCCGCCGCGATGGATGCCTCGCTGCTTCCGTCGGCGTTGATCGCGGCCACGATACTGGCGCTCTTGATCACGTTCTGGCCGTTCTTCGTTTCAACGACCATGCCGACCTTGTTCGCGTTGACCGTGATCCGGCCGCTCAGCGTGGTGTCAGCGCTCGTCCGGTCGGTGACTTCCTGCTCGATCGCCTCCTCTGTGGCTGTGATCCGGCTGGCGTGGGTCACGATGTCGCCCTCGGTCACCGTCACCCTGGCGTCGATCCCGCTGCCGTCAACGGTCAGCTCGCTGACCCTCGACCAGTTCGGGTTTCCTTGGTCGTCCTTTCCGGCTACCGCCTCCGCAACCATTGCCACGCGTTCCGTCGTGTCGACGAACCAGGCATGGTCCTCTTCGGCGTTCTTCGCGCCGGTCCGCCCGCTCCGGCTGCCGCTGGCGGTCTGCTGCCGCAGGATGCTCGCCACGTCCGCCAGTTTGTTCGCCAGCGTAACTGTCACGCTTTCCGGCTCGCTGACCTTGTCCCTCCAGCTGAGCTTCGTCACCCGCTCGGTGATCGTCGTGCCGTATTCCGGCAGCGGCACCCGGCACTTCTGGCCGATCACGAAGTGGTCCAGGCTCTCGCCGGTGGACTGGCTCAGCTCCAGCCCGGTGATCGTTCCTGTGACAAGCGGTTCAGCGTGCCGGCTCAGGCGCTCGTTCGCCCAGGCAATCAGCTCCGCCTCCGTGGTCTTGCTCTGGTCGGTTTCGACCTTGCTGATGATGCCCCAGGTGCTCTCGTTCCTGCTGACATACCCGCCGGTAATCGTCAGGTTGTTCTTGCCGATCGGATAGAACCGCGTGAACATTCCGTTCCGGTCCACCGTCACCCGCATGGTGCCGATGTTCCGGCTCATCCGCATCTCGCTCTCGACGCTGTTGCTCAGCTGCCGCACGTGCAGCGTGAACGGATAGCTGGCGAAGCTGTATTCCCATATGCAGTCCGCCAGGGAACTGCTCACGGTTTCCAGGGCGCTGAACAGGTCGTCCCCGTTGAAGTTGTACGGGTTACTGACGTTATATTCGAAGTCGCCCAGCACCCAGTCACTCTGCTGGCCCAGGATATACTGGAAGGCCTGTTTCGCCGTGCATGTGGTCGCGCCCAGCGTGCCGCTCATCATTGCCGGCGTGACTTCGCCGAACATGATCCGGTCCCGCAGCGTGTTGATCACGTGCTCCAGCTGCACGGTCTGCTGGTCCCTGTCATACTGCCGGTCGACCGTTTTGACGCGCCATACGATGCCGCTGCCGGGCTCTGTCTCATCCTGCAGCCATGTGCCGACCGGGAGCCCGTCCATGCCGGCCGGCACGGTGACCGTCGCGGTGCTGTTCCGTTCCTCCAGGTTCAGCGCCATGCGCTCCGGGCGGAAACCGTCCGACGCGCTCAGGCTGTGCCCGTTCAGTATCTTCATCTGTTTCTGCTCCTTTTACGCAAACCGCCCGGCGCAGCGGATCAGCAGCGTGCCCACGCGGGCGGCGCTCATTGTCACCGCGTTCGTGCCGGGGTTGACGACCAGGTCGTCGCTTCCCGTCCGTTTTGCCATCGCGCTCCGGTATACGCCGGCAGTGTTCTTGATCCGGATCCGCAGCGTGCTGCTCTTTCCGTCGTCCGTATGGTCGATTTCCAGCGCCTCGCCGGCAGCCAGCCCCAGCGAAGTGAAGCTCATGCTGCTCGGCCCGATGGTGATGCTGAATGTGTTGATCGTGTTTCCGCTGGTATTTGTGAACACTACGTCCGCTACGGAGTCCTGGTTCCCGGCCGCGCCGAAGTTCCGGCTCAGGCTGCTGACCGACTGCACGCGGAGCGTGTTCGGTTCGTCCTGCTGCCAGTACGGCACGCCGTAGGCCCTGAATGTGATCTGGAACTCTTTCGTGTAGTCCCGCAGATCTCCCTCGCCAGGCAGCTGCACAGGAATCACGCAGATCTGCCGTCCCGGCTTATACCCAAGAGTCAGCCATCCGCCTGAATATGCCCATCCGTTCACGGCCTCCAGCACGGATTCCCTTTCCTGCAATCCTCTTACGCTGTGCCCCTTCTCCAGGATCCGGAACTTCACGATAATATCCAGCGTGCTCCGGCGCCTGCCGGTGATCCGCTGGCCGAAGCCGGCGGCGGTGTCCGCCGCGGTGATGTTTTCCCGTCCGTCCTGGGGCTCCACGCTGCTGATCACGATCCGGCTGTCCACCGCATCCAGCTGTTGTCCGTTCAGCGCCACCCGCCGTGTCAGTTGCATCGTCTCACCTCGTTATACATATGCGTCCCTGGCGATTTGCTGGCTCACATACGGGGCCACCAGGCGCCCGA